GAGGCTGCTGAATTAGCTGCTACTCCGGCTGCAACTGCTGCTGAGGCTGCTGAATTAGCTGCTACTCCGGCTGCTGAAGCTGAACTTTGAGCTGCTGTTACTGTAGTCGCTAAAGTAGAGGATCCTGCTACAGAGTTAAATGCTCCAACTGTTATACTTCCTGAGAAACTTCCTGTTGCACCTTCTAATGCACCTTTAAACTTTGCATTACCTGCTGTGTCAATGTAGAAGTTCTTTGCTGAAATATATCCTGCCGCACCTAGTTTTATACCTGCTGTTGTGTATGCTGCATTACCGCCGCCACTTGCGTTCGTACTAGAAAAGTCTGCTGCGTTTACATTCCAACCACCTGCTGAACCATCAGTCAGTGTGATTGTCATATTATCTGTAGAAGATATTTTTGCGTTTGTAATTACATTTGCGGCTAGTACTGCATTATTAATTGATCCTGAAGGAACATTTACTTTTGCAAAAGCAATATCTCCAGTGTCTACTTGAATTTTTGCAAAGTCAATGTCTCCATTACCAATAGCTATTTTTGCTATATCAATATCTCCTGTACCAATAGCTATTTTTGCTATATCAATATCTCCATTGTCTACTTGAATTTTTGCAAAGTCAATGTCTCCATTGCCAATAGCTATTTTTGCTATATCAATATCTCCTGTACCAATAGATATTTTTGCTATATCAATAGCTCCAGTCGCGCTTATTTCTGCGTTTGTTATACTGTTTGCTACAATTTTTGCTGCTGTGATTGAGTTAGCTGCAACATGGTCTCCATTTACAGAGTCGTTTTGAATAACAAGACTATTTACAGAGTTAATTGCTATTTGATTATTATTAATAGAGTTTGCTGCAATAACAACTGCATTTACTGAATTTGCTTTTAATTGATTTGACTCAATAGCATTTGCAGCTATAACAACTGCATTTACTGAATTTGCTCTTAATTCTGAATTGGTTATTGCATTTGCTTGAATTATAGCTGCTGTTACTGAATTTGATTTTAGCTGTGCATTTTCTACAGCGTTAGCAGCTATACTGTCTACAGTTATAGCATTTCCAGCTACAAGAGCATTTGTTATAGCATTAGAAAGCACTTTTACTGTTGTTATAGCATTGCCTGCTACTTGATCTGTGTCTACTGCTCCATTTTGAATTATTATTCCATTTACAGAGTTAATTGCAATTTCGCTACTTCCTACTGAATTTCCTAATAATATAGTTCCGTTTACTGAGTTAGCAGCTATTGAAGCTGAAGTAATTGAATTAGCAGCTATCTCTGCATTATTAATTGTGTTTGCGGCTACTTGTACACTTCCTACAGAGTTAGAAGCTAGTTCTACTGCTGTAATACTGTTTGCTGTAACTGTAAAAGAACCTACTGCGTCTGATGTAAGTTGAGCCGCTGTAATACTATTTGCTGATATAGCGACTGTTCCTATTGAGTTTGCGGCTATTTCTGAACTACCAATAGAATTAGCTGATATAGCTGCTGTTCCTATTGAGTTAGCCGCTATTTCAGATGAGGTGATAGCGTTAGATGATATAGCTGCTGTTCCTATTGAGTTTGCTGAAATATGGGTTGAGTCTATAGAACTTGCGGATATTTGTATAGCACCTATTGCATTTGCGGCTATACCTACATTTGTAATTGCATTCGCAGCTATAGTAACTGTTGTTACTGCTCCTTCTCCTATCTCTCCTTCTACTATTTCTTGTTTGTTTGTAAAGGGTGATAAAGTATAAGTACTTCCGCTTCTATCTATTTGAGCTATTATACTATCGCTAGAGCCATCATAATCTTGGGTTTGTTTGAATACTTTTTCTGCTGAATGTGCTTTTGTTGAAGAAGTTGTAATTGTCATAGCAGTATTACTATCTATATAACCTACAGTAGATATATGTCTATCTGCACCTTCTCCTATGATTACAACATCTCCTGCTTCGAATTGAGTTTCAAAAGTAGTGCTACTACCAATTAATTCTACAGAATTTGCAGGCATTGTTACTGTACCTGCTAGTTCAGTAAAGTCTTCGCCTGATTGCCCTAATCTTTTGAAATATCTAAAATTTAATTTGTTGCCATCTACGTCTGTTGCTGTTGTATCTTGTGAAACTATTAAAGGTCTTAAACGGTCAGAAGTACTGTAATCAAACATAAGGAATGCAGTATCCCCATCTGCCATTCCACTAAATGCTTGAGTAACTGTAGTTGAATCACCATTTGATACTAATATTGGGTCTACTTCTGAAGGTGGTTGAAAAACATAGTCATTAGATGCAAGAGTAACTGTCCCATTAGAGCTGTCTATAGACATACTAGTAGTCAAGATACCTCCTCTCATGAGACTTCCATTCAAACCGCCATTTACTTGCTGGTCAGTAACTTGTATATGTTTACCACTGATTGTTATTCTTCTTTCTACCCAATCTGATTTATGCCCTGCTGTATTTACAGTTCTTATTCTTACTTTTCCAACACGGACAGGAAATGCATTTTCTATTGTGTAGCTATTTTCGTCTCCAGGTATGCTTCTAAGTCTAAGATTTCCTTTTGATCCTAAACTTTTAAACCCTAAATTTGTTGCTAATTCATAATGAGATAAGTGTTCATATATATCATCTAATTCACCGTCTGCATCAATTGCACCGTTTCCTTCTGTAAATGTTGTGCTGTCTGTTCTCTGACTTTTAGGGTGTTCCCACTGTGTTAATACATCAAAAGGTTCTGTTCTACCTACGCCTTCTGCATCGGGAGCATCTGTTGATTCAGGAACTATTGTAACTACTAAATTTGTTGGTACTGGTACATCTATGGTAGAATCAGGTACTTCAAAAACTTCTTCTGGCTCTAAAACATACCCTCTATCTATAGTATCAAATTTATCTAATGCATATTCACTTGCATTTATTTGATAAATCATTTTTTCACTATCTTCTTTAATAGAAGTAATCATGTAAGTTTTTAAACTACCTTGTAGTTCAGATCCTTGCTCATCTTCTCCTGATATACTAAATATTACTTCTGAATTAGGGGCTTCGCTAAATGCTGAAGATACTGTTACTGAAGTAGTATTATATGAAGATATTGATTGTGTTTCTACTCTTCCTTCTTCACTCCAGTTTAATACTACAACATTTCCAGTGTCGTCTTTTACATTTGCAGCTTTTGCCGCAGTATTTATAGATGCTGCACTTTCGTCAAGTAGTATTAAGTCTCCTTGATAGTATGTTGTTGAGTTTATTATTGCAGTAGGTTGTGCTAAATAGGCACCTCCTTTTGGGTAAATTAAGTGTAGTTTATAACCTGCAGTTTGATTTAAGTAAGTACTTAAATCTCTATCTGTTTTTATTACAGTAGTAGTAGAAGCACTAGTACTTGTAACTCTACCTGCTGTAACTACTTCTTCTCTGTCTCCATCTGCTATATTTATTACGTCTCCAGGTCTTAGCATTGCACCATTTAATCCAGTACTAAATGTAGCAATTTCTTGCTCTAGCTTACTTGATAATAAATGAAATTTACCATATCTTATAGCTTGTCCTTTTGATGTACAACCAAATGCAGTTACACTTTTTGTTTTAATTTTTCCATCTCTTGCAATTTGGTCTGTATCTTCTATAACTTCTACTTGTTGTTTGTAACCCTTTTTAGGGTCAATCCAAGTTACTTTTACTTGATTAACTCTAGTTCTATTTGACGACCCTGAGTAAGCAAACTGTCCTTCTACAACATTTGATTTACTAAAAGTGTAAACAGCACCTTTTTGAATCATTGCACCTAAACCTACTTGTCCATTTTGCCATAGTAGCATAGACCTAATAGTTGATGAAAAATCCTTTAAAACTTTTATTGCGTTATCTTGTTTTGCTATATAAACATTACAAGTAAATCTAGGTTCTAGTCCTCCCTTTCCATCTGGTACTAATTCATCACAATATTTTGCAAGAGCAAATAAAGAATATTTATCTATTTGAGAGAAATCAAAGTCTGGGTCAATATATTTTCCTAATCCATATCTTGGGTTAGTAACTAAGTCCATAAAAATCCATACAGGATTACTGGTATATACTGTGTCGTAGTTGACGTGAGTAGGGTCTGTAAATACTTTTTTATCTCCCCTAAAATTACCGTCCCAATCTACATAAGCACTAGTATCTGCACCTGTTGTTATATTTCTAGTATAAGCTGCTGCTGTTCTTCTTTCGCCTGTGTCTCCTATTTTTTCGCTCATAGGGAAATAGTTAGTAGGTACTTTTACTTTAAGTCCATAAACTTCATAAGACCTACCTGGAACACTTGCAAACTCTGCGGCATCTACTATTACTCCGCCAATTGCTGTATATGGATATATTAATTTATCTGTTATTAAATTTTCTACAGCAACCACTGTAGAAGCAGAAGAAGTCTCCCATTTATCTCTTTTGACTGCTGAATCTGGGGATACTCTTTCTATTTTTATTCTGTAATCGTCAAATGGCTGGAATCTTGTCACATCAAATGCATAAATATAATTAAAAGGCTGAGTGCTTCTGGCTTTTACTAAACCACCATTTGCATTTCCATACTCATAGAAACCACCTCTTTTTGAGTATAAACTAGTGCTACTAGATATACTACTTCTACCGATAACACAAGCCGACTCAAAGTTACTACCTCCATCTCTAGAGTATTCAAAGAATATTCTGTTTTCTGAACCTGTTTCTCTTTTTGCACCATTTTCTTTTTGAACTATAAGTGATGAAAATTTTACAGTTACTTTTACTGTGTCTACTTCTCCTGGATTATCAACTCCCATCTGAGTTGCAGTTACTATAACAGGACTTCCTGTTGGTGTTGGTGTTGCGCCATCTATAGTATGACTTAAAGCACTTAAACTTGGGTACCCTGTACTAGGTACTTGTTTTAGCTCTCCACTTTGTACTTTGTAAGATATACCTGCGCTACCCACTCCTGCTGGAGTAGGTATATAAGTTTGTCCTTCTTCTTCTGAACCGTGTCCGTTTCTAAAAGCCCATCCAAAATTATCATATTTGGCGGAAGGAACTACGTTTGTAGTGTCTGTTGGAGTAGACATAACTACTCTACCATTAGTTGTACTATTTCCAGAAGGAGAAGCTACTGTAACAGTATTGTTTCCTATGTCTATTGCACTGATTGTTTTTATTAGGTCTAATGTTAGTGTGGCATTAGTAGTGTTTGAACTTGGAGCATAGGCTACTTCTACTGCTGAAGTATTTATAAATCTTGTAATATGAGAAGCAAAATCTGCTCCATCTAACCCAGCACCTGCTATTCTAACCATTGGCTTTAAATTACCAGGCTCAGCTATATCACTAGATGTGAATACTATGTTTGTTCCAATAATTGTTGTATTTCCTGATATAGTGTTGGCAGTACCATTCTTAGCGGCACCTTGAATTAATATTTTTCTAGTACCATGTGATAGTTTTGAGTCCTTCATAAACCCAGGACTATTATGGTCTGTAATTACTCCAGATGTAGAGTTATAACTAGCATTTCCAGAGTATGAAATACCTTTAGCTGTATATGCGCCTAAGGAGTATGCTCTATCTCCATTTAATTTTATACTAGCGCCTTGATACTTTAAGCCTTCTATAGGACCTTCTGATATTGCGTCAAATACTACAGCAGATTGATTTTTTGTTTCTCCCGATAAGTTTGTATACTGTCCAGTTCTAGTGTCCATAGCTGCTGCTGCAGATGTTGCATTTTCTCTTGCTTTTGCGGCTTCTTCTGCTTTTTTCTTTGCATAACTCATTTTTAGTATTCCTCGTGTGGTTGATAATCTGTGTTGGCCGCTTCAGACTCTGACTCACCATAATCATATCCTGTACTGTCATCTGCAGAAGAGTAAGTGGTGGAGGATGATGATGAACCTGAAGCAAACGAATATCCATAAGCAGATTTTAATGTTGATTTTGTAAAAGCAAAGTTTATAACTGCTCCACCTGCATCTACTTCCCCATACGCTAAAGGTATAGGTACTCCTGGTTTAGTAGTATTTACAGGGCCGTTGAATAAACTAGATTTTTCTCCATCAGCATTACCATCGGGGTCGCCCATCATAAGTTCTAGTAATCCTTGTGTTGCCAAACTTGCACCTAAATATCCTAACCCTAAAGCTACTCCTTCTAAGAAACTTCCTACTTCTGCGCCCGCTTTTGGGCCAAACTTAATACTTATTACTATCATAATAATAGCTATTATTATTTTCTTAATTGCATCTTTTATAGAACCTGCAGGTAGTGGTGTAATTATGTAAGTATCTTCATCAAACTCTTGGTTAGTCATATCATTCATGTCTAAGTATAAATCTTCATTTTTAGCGTACTCTTTTACTTCACTGCCTTTTTGTACAGTAAAATGTATGCCTTGGTCTTGGCATTCCATTATGTAACGTCTTAATCCACCTTTCATTGAGTCGATAGCAAGCATACCCTCCTGGATAGTCTTTACGCTTAATCTATGCTTCTCTCCGAAAAGTTTAGCTAATTGTCCTTTGAATAATAAAGTTTTCATGTATTTGGTTCCAAAATATAGTGTTCTTTGTCTGGATATGATACGATTAAATATGGTATACCTAACGCATTGCAATTATCTATATCATGCTGACTTGGGCGACAATCTTCTTCGTAGTGACTATGGACTACATATAATATTTTTGAAATTGCTTGATATGTTGCAAAAGCTAATCCGTCCATTTTAAAGTCATCTTTAAATTCAGAAATATTCTCCATGCGAATATATCGTTTGTCGTTACCATCTTGTATAACAAGTCCACAACACTCACGCGGGGCTTCTTGTTCTGCATGATTAAATATTGAGTCAAACATTAATTAAATCTCCTTGCTGCTGGGAACCCACCAAAAGGGTAAGTTTTATTGTTATTAACTGAAGTAGAATTAGTTGAGTTGTCTCCAGATATTTTATTTGCCGCAAACCTCATTTTACATCCTATAGTTGTTTTACTACAAGAGTCTCCTTTTTCCCAAAAATCATTTGTATCGCTAGGAGTTTCGTCTTTGCTTGGTTTTGTTGCTTTCCATAATTCTACTTTGCCGTTGTTTTCATGCCCACTAGTAGCGTTTGTAAATCTTACATAACTATTATGTCTATCATCACTGTATGTATGATAGTCAAGAGAGTTATTATAATCAGAGTATATTCGTACTCTATTAAAGTTTACATTTGTGTCGTTAGGGGCTCCTGGACTGGAAGTGCTTGTAGTTGCCTGCCAATAATTATTTACAGTTACACTACTTGATGTTCCATCAGGATTATTTCTTGCTAATACTTGGGTTGTTTTATAGTAAGCGTCTTTAGTAATAGCACCAGAAGAATATGTAGTAAAAGTAACTCCTGAATCTATTACGTATTCATCATCCAAATTTACATAAGCAACATGGTTTGCGCTTCCCGCAGGCTTACTCTCGACATCCCAAACACACCCAGACTGCGCTCTTTTATATGCTGGTAAATGTCTGGAAGCACCTTGATACTTAAAAGAACATCTATTTGCATGAACAACTCTAGCTGGTATCTTCACATTCTCTAAATCAAAGGGTGATACAAGTTCTAATTCTATAGAAAATTTTGTTCTTGTTTTTATTCTGTCTACATAAAATATTTGTCTAGGAAATTCTACAGGTGGAGTAACACTATTTCCTGTGCCATCGTCTAAGTACTTTGCTAATGTAGTTCTACGAACTACTTTTAATCCTAGCAATGTTTGATAGTCAAAATTACCTACAGCATTACTTAAAGTATTAGTAACATTTGCCATTACTATAGTAGGTCTTGGTATAGCCCCATCATTTTTTGATTCAAATCCATCTGCTTGAACGGGCATAGGTACATACGTTCTAATAGTGCCGTTTGAATCATAATCTCTCATTTTAACACTTGATAAATCATTATCTATTTGATTTGTAAAGTAGAAAAAGTTACCTTTAGTAACTTCTAATTCAAACAGGTGCACTATAGCATCTGTTATTTCTAATTTTTGTAAATCTTCTACTATCGGTTTGTCTGCCATTATGCCTCGTATACTCTTTTAAGTGTTGCTGTTAAACTGTAGTAATCATCATAATTGTAAGTTACACTCCAATTACTGCATACTACTTTGATTGTTTTTTCATTTCCTGACTCGTTTGAATCAGCATAAGTAAAATTAAATTTTGTTATTCCTGCCTTTGTTTCAAAAAATGCTTCTATATCATCTATTTCATCTTTTGGTCTAGTTGCAAAGTTCACAGAAATTTCTTCTGTCATAGGATTTAGTCCTCTAGAAGCTCTTTGTTGATAACCATCTCCGAATGATACTTCATATACTTGAGGATTTCTTTTTACACTAAAGCCTTTATCGGGATTTACAACTCCCAGTGTTCCTCCTATATCAAATCCTAATGCCATATTATGCTCCTAAAAGTCCGCCTTGTCTTTGTTCTTTTTCTAATACTTGGTAGACGGCTTGATTAATTGCTACACCAAGTGCTTTTGCTTCGTCTCTATCTGATACTGTTTCTGTAGTACCTTCTGCCATGTTTACGTTGATAGACACATTATTAGTTCCGCCGCCGCCTTTGCCCATATCTACAGGTATACTTCTTCCGTTTGGTAGTGGTACTACTGCTTCTTTACCATGTAGTACTGCAGGATATCCTGAACTTGGTCCGTCTGCCACACCACCG